CCTAAGTTGTCATCAAGTTGTACATTGATCATAACTTTATCAGATGACAATTCACGAACAGGGTTTTTACCATGTCCACCAGGAACTGTCATAATTACATTAGCAGAAGCACCTGTACCATGAATTGAGTTAGCAGTAATGTACCCTTTAGCAGTCGTGAATGCAGACCCTCTTGATATAACACTTATACCAGAGATAGAACCCACACCTGTATCTACTGTACAATATGCCTTTGCGCCAGAACCATCACCAACTATTGTTAGTGTCGGAGAAATTACAACACGCGAGTCTGTATTACAAACAGTAGCAAAAGCAGTGTTGACAGTTAGTGTTCTTGTAGATCCAACATAATCAATAATTCTTCGTAACTGACCAGAACCAGTTCCGTCTGAAACATAAACAGAAGAACCATTATAGAAGTTATCAATTGTAGATGCGCCTGTTGCAGCAGCAGAAGATAATGTTAATGAAAACGTACCACCTGCACTTACTGCGCCATTTGCAACCGTTTGATATCCTGATCCAATGTTTACAGTCTCAACAATTTCAATAGATCCATTTACTGCAGCATTCTGAACTAACAGTTGCCGATCTTGTTCGGCAGTGTTATCGCTTGTCGTGAGTTTTCTGACAGGCATATATGACGTTGTGAGGAACTTATTTGCTAATCCGAGAGGGATAGTGTACAAATACTTCCAAACATACCCATCAGAGGTCTCAAATGCAAGCGTAGAGAACCCTGTTGGTTTAACTGTAGACGTGACACCTTTATTATTAAAGAGGCATATGTAAACGTTCAGTTGGTCTGTGAGGACATAGTACGCACGGTCATACATGTCTTCATCAGTATCACGCCACATTGAGTAAACTGTTCCTGATACCCAGTTATGTCGAGTTGTCACAGAACATATATCATTTACTCCAACTTTTTTAGCACCAAACATTTCTCGGTGCGTTTGATAATTTAATCCTTGAGCATTATCCTGAACGACATCTGGGTTTGGTTCATTCGACCAATCTTCAGTTCTACCTACACCAACATAAAGTATTGTTGATTGTTTTGTTGTGCTTGTATCATCATTGAAATCCCCAGAAGCAATGGTAGCATCTTCAATGAATGCTTCTGCATTATTGATTGATAATTCTTTTGTTGGGTATCTGTATATTATTGCCATTATCCTACCTGAAAGTAAATGTTTGCACTACTTGCCGAAGATGTGTAATACAAATTAGCAGTAGAAATAGATGTGTTAGACCACTTGGTTGTAGTATTTGCAAAAGTTGTATTCGATACCTTATTTAGTCTCATTGTATAGAAAGTAGATGGGGCGATCGCAATAATTATTTCGCCACTATTAGCGTAATGCGATGTCAACGAAGTACCAGTTCCAACTATATTAAAACTGTTTTGTGTCACAGCAATCGTACCATTTGCCTTCGATCTTCTCTTACTTTCGTTCGCTGTGGTTACATTAAGGAATGCGTTAGACTGTAATGAATATTTTCCAAATAATGCTTGTCCAGCTGGATGCACTAATTTTAAAGCAATATCTCTATATCGTGCAAGTGCTACTGGTGCGACAATTTCGTATGAGAACTCTTGATAGAATCTACTATCCTGAATAATACCACGACTTGTTGATAGATGACTCTTTGAAGAAGCATAATATCCTTCTGAGTTAGCAACACCCAAAAGAGATATAGTACCAGTCGCTGCTTCTGCCAGATTTCGATCAGATGCACTGATCGTAACAACCTCACCTTGTTTGTGATTAAATCCAGAATCAGAAACACGAAGAGTTTTGATAGAACCATTTGCACCAATAGATGATGACACAACAGCATTGTCACCAATCGTTCCGTTGTCTATTAAAGATACAAGTTTTGCATTTCCATCATTAGTTTTTGTTCTAGTGTCTCGTGTCAAACCACCTTGTGTATATGAACCAGTGTATGTTTGAATTTGAATCGCTGTATTACTAGCGAAATTTGCGATCTTACCTAACTCTTGCCATACTCTTACTGAAGTTTCGTAGGTATTGTTGGCAAGTTGGGTAACTTTGATGATTTCCCCTGCTGTGTTGGAACCCATAACATATGCTTGTGCGCCAGTGTTTGCCTGAACTATTTTATCACCAGCAGATAGAAGCGTGAAGTTTGAGTTTCCAGTTGAGAAATTTACGTTATTATTATGTAATGTGATAGTGAACTGTTTTATTTCTAGTGAAGAAATATCGTTATCTCTAACAGTTATCGATGGTGATGTACGATATCCTGAACCTGCATTTACAGATGACAATGATTGAACACTACCAACATTATAAGATTTAAACGCAAAAGAGTCCGCTAGTCTTGTATGCACATCTTCAGTTAAAACATTTGCAGTCCTATTTTTAGCAACACCGACTACTGTAGCAGAACCAACCTTACGAACATTCTCGTTATTTGCAAATGCTTTTATTGGTCCACTTGAAAACTGACTTGTTAGATTTGATGTAGAGTTTGCTGATAAGTGGACAAAGGTATTTGCTAGTGTTGTACCGATTACTTTAGTTACAGTTCCAAATGCTTTAGATGTTACACCAACCAATTCATCACCAACAGAAATGGTAAACGTGTTTGCGATAGTCAATACATGACTGCCGAAAGTGTTTGCTGAGTATGATGTCACATTTCCAACAGTAACTGCACTGGCACCTGAATTGAATACCATGTTCAAACCTTCAAGTGCAGTAAACTTTTTATATCCAGTAACTTTTAAATATGCGTTGCCAGCAGTACCACTGATAATAGACTGAACCGTTGCATTTGATAATGAACTATTTCCAAATAAGGAAGCACCAACAGGTATCGTTTTTGTATTAGCAACACGCAATACAGAGTTCGCATATTCGTGATAGTCTGTTCCACTTGGGGTTCCTTCAGTCACTGTTTCTGGAAATCCATATCGAGGTGCAGCAATAATTGTATTAGCAAACAATCTCATTTGCCGTAGTTTGCCATCGGCATTCGTTATGCGTGGTGCAAAGGTAGCAAACTCTGTGAAGTTGTTAATTTTATCGGCATTAATAAACACCGCAAAAGAATTAGTCAGATCTGTTGAACCGATAGAAAATGACGCATCAGTTCCAAGTCCACCTTCGATAGTAATTTCAGTTCCTGGTGCAGATGTAGATGGTCTATAACCAGAACCACCATCGTCAATGGTAAATGTCAACGCACCGTTCAGTTGCTCTGTACTTGTTACGATAACCTTTCCAAATAATCCATTTTCAGCAGAAACCAAATCAACCACATCACCTGCCTCATATCTTGCACCACCTGATGATATCGTAATTTGACTAATACCAACATTAATGTTTGGTGTTTGTCCAGACGAATTGGTATCACTATCAAGTCTTATGTTTTCTTTTTCAGTGAATTCTCCAACTATGTTAGATAGAAGAATTTGCATAATATCTTTATCTTCAATTCTTCTTCTTACTATATCTTCGACAAGAGCAGTTGCGCCTGACTGCAATCCGACAATACCTTTACCAATTAACGAGTAATTATTGTCATCATATACAGTTGTAACATACCTGTCAATTCTCCAATCCCCATCAGAAATCATGAGAACTTGATCGGCAGGTAGATTAAGATCAATGTCCTCACCAAACACCGCACGGAACATCAACTTATATGCTTCGAATGTTCCTCGTGACTCGTTAAAAAACTTTACATTTTTGACTGCAAGTTTCTTATCTGCTAATATACTTGTCGGAACAGAGGGTAAAAATGTTGTTGTGAAGTGATCTATGAATGCGTCAGTCGTTTCGCTAATATCTCGATAATCTTCAAGATTGCGAATACCATCTGTCATCTGATCTGTTGTTTCCATCCACGCATAATATGCCTCTATAAACTGAAGAAACTCTGGACCTTCTTCCTTATAGAATGCTGGAAACTGAGACGCTACCAGTTTTGATATTTTGTCATTGACTGCCATTATTCAAACTCGCTGATTGCTGTTACATCTGCATCAACAGATTGCATAATTAGTATCTGTTCTCTAACAGGTGTCACATCTAAACTATCTGGTGTTGCATTTATTTCTATCTGAGAACCAACTAGACTTGTTGGTTTGAAATCAGAAAGACTAATTTTTCCAGTGTCGTAATCTATTGTTCCTATGTTACTCTCTTGAATCACCTTTGTATTCGTGTCGTCAAACCGATACACTCTAACTGTCCCTAAACCATCATCATCAAAGAAACAGTTGAAAGTCTCATAAACAAACTGAGTTGAAGAGAGAGTCGATGTTTTAATTTTATTATTAAACAATATCACAATACTCTGAGAAACATTTAGTAATGGAATTATTTTCTTTTGCATTTGAATCGATGCATCAGTGTTTAATATCTCTGCTACTGTTAGATTGTCTAGAGATCTAACAAACCGAGAGAATCTAAATCTCTTATCAAACTGTTCTAGATTATTCGTAGAGAAGTCTGTAATCGCTGACAGCGCACTAGTCTCAACTTCTGAAGTCGTTGCGGAGCTAGTAGTTCTATTATAAAACACCTTGATAGTTGGAATGATATAGGTGTATTCTGGATCAATCATAACTGGATCCACACCTAGTGGCGTCCTATCAATTATAGATGTTTTGATAGATACCTTTTTATTCTCTGTTGATTGCAAAGCACCAACAGGTTTCAACGCAATAAACACCTTTCCATAAACTGCTGGATCTGCAAGTTCTCCACCAAAGGCAGTTACAGATTGAATATCAGAGTTTTCTGATGATATGATTCTTTCGTAGTCGTTCTTTATGATAGCACGATTCTGAGTTTGAAAGTTTCTCGGTGCGTTGAATTTGATAGAAGAGATACTTTCAGAGTCACTACCACCAGATGATGCTTTATTTGTCACAATAGCAACAGAGGTATATGACACACCAAGATTTAAATTGTCTACAGTAAATACACTTGCACCATCTGTATCTGATGCATTACAAACTAGATATTCTACGATGACAATGTTTCCATTCTTCACAGGTTTACCTAAAATCCCTGGACTAAAAACAATTTCGTATTTTTTATCTGCCGACTCTTCTAAGAAATATATCGGTGAATTAGAAGAAACTTGATTCGTATTTGTTGCCTGAAGATACTCTGTTGTAGTTGTATCCACACTAGACTCTTGCACTGTAACTTTAATGCTTGAGGTGTCTATATTTGCATTCGGTAAAATGTATCTTACTGGATTGGTTGTGCTCACAGTAAATCGATGTGTTAGTGGTGTTCCTTCTTTGATGATAACAGAAGTGCTGTAAGTGTTAGAAATATTTAAAACAGTCTTTGCTGTAGGAACAACATAAGTATACGAGACATCATCAACGGTTGTTGTAAATGTCGCATTACGAGGTATCGTAAACTGACTGGTTGTATTTGCTATACCTGTGAAGGTCAGACTAACATTTGCCTGAGAACCAATCGCAGATGAAGGTAGATACCCCAGTTCCTTCGCACGTGAAACAACTGAGTCCCTTTGTTGTGCGGTATCCAAGAACATCTCGTTAGCAAGCATATTCAAATAGAATGCATTATAATGAGTATTATATGCAAGAACATCTAAGAGGGTCGATAATGCTGATCCCTCAAAGTTATAGTCTTGGAATTGATCTTGTGTGCTTAGATAACTTTTAAGATTTGTTCGTATATCGTCGAAATCTACTTCAGTTACCTTCAGATATGTATTTGCGGTAGCCATTACCTTACTCTTTCTAGAATAATGCTTAAATTAATCGGTTCGTTTGGTCTGTTTTTGATTCGAAAAATAATAGTCGCTTCTAAACTATTACGATCTGGATCTTCTTTTATGTTTACTGTTTGCAAAATTACACGTGGTTCATAGTTTTCTATGACCTCGCCAATTGCGTTTTCCATAATCTGTTTGGTCGCTGGAGTAAATAACTCAAACAACATATAACGAATAGAACAACCGATATCAGGTTTGAATGGTCGCTCGTAAAAATTAGTAAGGACCAAAGACTTTACTGATTGTTTAATTGCTTCATCATCGGTTTTACGCTGCAAATTTCCAGTAACTGGATGTGCTTTGAATCCCAGTGCAATATCGCTGAAGAAAGCTGACTTTGGTTCTGCCATTTATCTATCCGTTTTTTAAATTTTGTATCTCTGCTCTACGTTCTTTACAAAGTTTTGCTATCTCAGCAAGTGCCTTTCGAGCACGTGTTCCAGCTGATTTGTTACCACTAGCAAACTTCTCGCTTTCAAAAGTATACGTTTCAAATAAATTTACTATAGAATCATGAGTATTCATAAAAAAATCCTTGACATCAATTCGCGTTTACGTTATAATAAGGATGTCCCCTTTAAGATAGAGAACAGTTAGTTTAGTCTATTTATACTATCCACCAGCAAAAGTATTAGGTGATCCTGAAGCAGATGCATTAGGAACCCAACTTTGGTGTCCCCCTGTTGCATCACCTTGTCTGTGCACTGCAATACCATTTATAAACACTGTAGAACTACCTCCCACTGCAGGATCACCACAAGAAGTTAAATCTCCAATACGAACTGCAGCAGCACCATTTACAAATACATTAGGTGAACCAGTAGCATATGTTGTCTTATGAAATGGATTAGGAGTAGGACTTGAGTGTCCTATATGACT